ATCAACTGGTTCAGAAATAAGAAATCTATCGCTAGAAAAAAATTCTTGTTCTTTTACCCATTCTGGAGAATCGGAAAAGACAATCACTGGTTGTTCATCGTCAAATTCTGCAAGTGCTTTTTCATAATATTCGACTGGTTGAACTGGGTGTTGATCTGAACAATTTACATATGCCCATTTAAATCCGCGAGGATCAACAAGATTTGGATCACCACGACGAACATGAAGCATAATTGGTTCTTTCCCATCAAGAGTTTCCATCATCTCTTTACATGGAGTAAGATACTCATCATGAAAAGTAAAGTCTTTACGAATTTCATCTGAAATATGCTTGAAATATTTTTCAGATTGAAAAAAACCATGAAGACTTACATTATCTGGACATTGTTTAAAAAGGTCTTCATCAAAATGAAAAAATCTCTCTTGAATGTAATTCAAATCTTCACGATAAGAAAGATTATCATCCCTTACGGATTCCAATTTAAAACAATTATGGAGACTATAGTTTTCTATTCCTTTCATATGAAATGGAGGAATACACCAATCATATCGATGTTTATTTGAAATACCCCTCACGGCAGCATATTCAAACATTTGATTGCCGAGTCTGCCAAGATTTCCAATTTGATTAAATGCTAACATAATTATTTTTCATATTTTCAAATACTTTTGCAATTCCCTGTTCAATTGTAGTTTTAGGCATCCACCACTTAGTAAGATATGTATCTGGTTTATTTCTTTTATCCATTTGAACATTATCTTTTTCAATAGATGGTTGCAGTTTAACATCATATTTACCAATCAAATTAAATTGTCCCATAATTATGTTGGCAATATCAATGATTTTTGTAGAATGGAAACTGGTAATATGCAATTCATCTTCTGATGTAAAATCAGTATAATTATCCATGATGGTTTCAAGTGCATCGCAACAATCTTCTGCATAAAGAAACTCACGTTCTTCTTGACCATCTGTAAGCATATCAATTACACCAGTTTCAAATCCTTTACGAATAAAGTCTGTGATTGCATGTGACTTATCATAATCTTTCTCAATACCATAAACATTCCAAAACTTAACGATCAATCCATTAAGTGATTTTGCATAAAGTTCACCAACATTTTTAAGAACTCCATAAGGAGAGTAGCTCATATTACTCATCTGAGATGAGGCAAAAATAAATCTCTTATTATATTTTTGAAGAAGACCAAAGGCATTTGCCATCAAACGAATATTGTTGTTAATAAATTGGAACGTATGTTGGTATTTTTTAAGATAACGAGAACCACCAACATCAAATGCAAGGAAGAATACAAAATCGCAATCCATAATAACACGATGCAATTCTGGATTTGGAATAATTGTCATGTCTTGATGAGATCCATTAATTATATCAAATTCATGAACCTTATGTCCTTTATTTTTTAAATATTCAGTCAAATATGCACCAATTTGACCACTAGATCCAAGAATAGTAATTTTCATTTTTTAATTTGTTCAGAAATCCAAGCATAAGTTTTTGAAATCCCCTCTTCAAGAGTTTGAGAATAGTCCCAACCAAGTTCTCTACGAACTACATCATTATTAGAATTACGACCACGAACACCAAGAGGTGCATCGAGTTTATGTTGCTTTTTAACTTCTTTACCAGCGACCTTAGCAGCAGTTTCTACAAGTTGATTGATAGTAACCATTTCTTCTGAACCAATATTTACTGGTCCAATAAAATTAGAATCCATCATACGACGAGTTGCTTCAATACACTCATCAATATAAAGGAATGAACGAGTCTGTTTGCCATCACCCCAGACTTCAATCGTACCACTCTCTTCTGGTAGATATGCTACCTTACGACAGATTGCTGCTGGTGCTTTCTCACGTCCACCTTCCCATGTTCCTTCGGGACCAAAGATATTATGATACCTAGATACACGCACAGGTATACCATAATTCCGATGATAGGCAAAATATAGTCTTTCCGAAAAAAGTTTTTCCCATCCATATTCGGAGTCTGGGTTTGCTGGGTATGCAGATTCTTCACGGCAATCAGGATTATCAGGATCTAGTTGATTATGTTCTGGATACATGCAAGCAGATCCAGAATAGAAGATTTTGGTTTTATTTGAACCAAGTCTTTCGTTCATCTGACGTTGCATTTCAAGAACGTTCAGATTAATAGTGACAGAGTTATGCATAATATCCGCATCATTCTCACCAGTAAAAACAAATCCTGCTCCACCCATATCAGCAGCAAACTGATAAATCTCATCAAATGATTGAATATACCGATAAGGAACAGATTGGTAAAAATTACCTGCATCTCCTTTATATTCAAGTACACGGCGAACAAAATCTACATCACGAAGATCTCCTGTAACAAATTCGTTTGCTTCAGTAGGAGAAAACTCAGGTCTTTTTAGGTCAACACCACGCACCCAGTATCCTTCAGAGCGCAGTCTTTTAACCATATGACTTCCAATGAAACCACCAGCACCAAGAACAAGTGCCTTTTTAATGTATTGACTCATAAATTATCGAAAATGAATAATCTCTATAGTATATATTATACATTAGAAACAGAGAGATTGCAATCCTTTATGCAATTCAATTTCAGGTTTGAAACCAAGAGACTTTAACTTATCTGTATTTAAAGTAAAATTTTTTCCTTGTATTGATTTATATTTTTCAGGTCCAGGTATAGAAATAATTTCACTTTGACTTTGTGTAAGTTCTTTTGCAATCTCAATTAATTCTCTAAAGTTAATTGAAAATCCGCTTGCAATATTATAAATCTGATTCAATTCTCCTTTATCAAGAACAATCTTCAATGCTCTGCAAATATCATCAACATGCATATAATCTTTCATAAATTCACCACCATCATAAAGAGTAATATCTTTATTTTCTTTGAGAAGGTTAATCATATATCCAAGTACATTCTTCTTAGAGGATATTGTTTTATCTGTTCCATAAACACTTGCAATTCTAAGAATACGATATTTAACATCATAATGCTCGCAAAATTCAATTAACAATTGCTCTGCTGTTCTTTTAGTAATTGAATATGCTCCTCTTGGATTACAATTATCTGTTTCATTTGCATCTAAAATATCTGGACCATACACAAATCCAGAACTGACAAAATTAAATATTATATCTTGATCTTTGCAATACTGAAGAACTTCCATTAAGATCTTAAGATTTGTATTAATATCGACAAACAAATCACCATAAAAATTGTAATTCGTAGTTGTACTAATGAAGTATAAAATATTTTTTGATTTTGGTTGCCTATTATTTTTTTCTATAACAATTACTTCATCAGAATACATACAATAAAAGGTGCCACCAATAAATCCAGTAGCACCATAAACAGAAATTTTATCAGTCATATTTTTCACACTCATCAAAAGTTTTTCCATCTTTATCTTTTTCAGAGATAATAGGTTCTCCTTCTATTTTCCAATTAATCTCCAATTGAGGATCATTCCAAAGTAAGGTTCTCTCGTGTTCTGGATAATAATAGTCAGTAATCTTGTATGCTACATCTGCTTTATCAGAAAGAACATAAAATCCATGAGCAAATCCTGCAGGGACCCAGACTTGTTTATATTTTTCATCCAACAAAACTGTAGTATGTTGACCAAAAGTTGCAGATGATTTACGAAGATCTACAAGAACATCTAAAACTCTACCAGAAGTACATCGAACTAATTTTCCTTGTGGATGTTCAATTTGATAATGAAGTCCTCTCAAAACACCTTTTTTAGATACTGAGTGATTATCTTGCACAAAGTCTTCATGAGAAGATACTTCTTTCCTAAATTTTTTTAAGTTGAATGATTCCATAAAGGATCCACGAGAATCCTCATAAACATCACACTTAATCACATATGCATCAAGTAAATTAGTTTCTATTACTTTCATACCACTTAATAGTTTTTTCTAAACCTTGTTCAAGAGTAACTTTTGGTGTCCATTTAATTTCATGACGTACTTTTGAAATACTTGTAGAATACCTACGATCATGTCCTGGACGATCTTTCACATATTCTATCATATCTTCTTGCATATTCAAATAACTTAGAATCATTCTAACTAAGTCGATATTTTTAACTTCACACTCACCACCAATATTATATTTCTGACCCACTCTACCACGACTCCAAATCTCTACAAGTGCCTCACAATGATCTTGGACATATAACCAATCTCTCACTTGTTTTCCATCACCATAGACAGGAACTTTTCTACCCTCTAAAAGATTGAGGATTGTTTGTGGAATTAGTTTTTCCTTATATTGTCTTGGACCATAATTATTTGAACAGTTTGTAATAATTGTAGGCAATCCATAAGTATTGTGAAATGCTTTTACAAAGTGATCGCTCGATGCTTTAGATGCTGAATATGGATTTCTTGGATTGTAATTAGATTGTTCAGTAAAAGAATCTTCTTCAATCGTTCCATATACCTCATCAGTTGAGATGTGCATAAATCTATCTACTTCATACTTTAAAGAAAGTTTAAGTAAATTAACTGTACCAAGTATATTTGTATGAATAAACTCAGAACAATCATTAATTGAATTATCTACATGACTTTCTGCTGCAAGATGAAAGATTGTTTTTGGTTTATTCTTTTTAAAAATATACTCACAATTATGCTCATCAGCAATATCAGATACATAAAATTTAACTTTATCTGGAACATTATTTCGATCAGCAGCATAAGTCATTTTATCAATACAAATGATTTCTTCATCTACATTATCAACAAGATGCTGAAGAAGATTGCTACCAATAAATCCTGCACCACCTGTAACTAAAATTGTCATAATTAATCATTTATATTTTTCTAAAAGTTCTGGAGAATATTGTTCTATCACATTTTCTTGTTTCTTTTCCATTCTTTTTTGTTCTTCAAGATGGTAAACTCTATTTCTAATTTCAGTTGAAGAATATTTATGTTTTCTTAGGTGAAAAAACAATTCAATACCATGATCAATACAATATTGCTTTCCCGTAAAATCTCTATCTTTGTACTCCTCACTTAAAAATCTAATATGAATTGTTTGTGTTTGAATTAAATTCAGAAGATCTTCTTCTGTTTCATACACAAGAATCTCATCAACATATTTACATGCTTGAAGTTGAACATAACGTTCGTAAACTGTTTGTGTTGGTTTATTTTTAATTCCAGGACGATCTATTGTTGGATCAACTTGAAGAGCAACTTTTAAATAATCGCAAAGTTCTTTCTCCATCTTGAGCATGGTAACATGTCCTGCATGGAATAAATCAAATGAACTACAATTAAAACCAATTTTCATATATAAAAATCTTTTGTGTTATTATACCAAAAAAGGAGAGTTTATGCAACTCTCCCATTAGGTCTTTCATGCACGCCACTTTATTTGATTACGAGAAATAAAGAAACTCGGCGGGAGTAACCTCCATCCGCACCACCAATTTTTTTA